CTGGACGGTGGATCCGGTGATTGCGGAGGACATCGCCTGCGCGTTCAGGAGGTAGTTGGTCTGCATGTTCTTACTTGTTGAGGAAGTTCAGGAGGAGGGACACCCCGGCCGACACCGCACCCGCGCTGCCGATCATGATGGACTTCATGTGCTCGAGCTGACGGACACGCCCGTCGATCTCCTTGATCTCCTGCTGCTGCTGCTGCCGCATCTGGAGGAGGGAGTCGAGCTTGCCCTCGAGCCTGCCGATGGCAAGCATCACGTCGTGGTCCTGACTCATCACGCACCGCCCTCGAGTGCGGCGACGCGCTGCTGCAACGATTGGACGGCCGAGATCAGCACCGAGACGATCTTCGGGTAATCGACGGTCAGGGTGCCGTCGTTGTTCGTCCCGACCACCTCGGGGAGAACCGCCTGCACCTCCTGGGCGATGAGGCCGACCTCGCGCTGAGAACCGAACCGAGCCGTGTCGATCCAGTTGAAGCGCACGGGGCGGAGGGCTGAGACGATCACGGGACCGTCGGTGATGTTCTCGACGGACTCCTTGAGGGTCTGGTCGGATGACGAGTTCGTGAGGATGCCGTTGCCGTCGCTGTAGACGGCCCGGTTTCCGGTGCCGGAGAGCGCGGTGATGCGCCCGGACGTGAAGATCGCTCCGCCTAGGTAAGTGACCAAGGACACGCGGGAGGCGGTACCGCTGCTTGAGTCCCAGACCTCGTAGGCGTTCCCGGATGTCGCCTGTGCTCGAACCGTGCCGGTCGGGGAGAGGTCGCAGCCTGCACCGGAGGTGCCGATGGTTCCTGCCCCGGACTTGACCACGGAGGAGAACGTCGCCGCTGCCGAGAACGTCTTCGCCCCGGTGATGGTCTGCGTGGTGTCCGTGGTGACGGCGTCCGTCACCTGAGCAGCCGTGTAGTCCCCGGTCTGCTGAGTGACCGCTCCGGTACGCCCGAACACGGACGTGACCGCGCCGGTCACGCTGGTGCTGACGTCGTCCGCACGGTCACGGGCCTCCTGCGCCGCGTACAGGGCATTGAGGCTCGACTCGTCGAGGTCGCTTGCGGTGAGCACGTCGCCGTCGTTGAAGTTGATGATCCGCTGCGACTCGATGACCGGGGTTTCCCGGGCGATCTTGACGGTGTTCCCGGCCGAGGCCCCGGAACTGAGCGTGACGGTCGGGCTCGACAGGGAGCCGCTCACGGTCGCCGAGACGAGGTTCCCGTTGACATACGCCTTGATGTGCGAGTCACGGAGGGCTGCGCCCCCGGTGAACGTGATCGGTCCGAAGGCGGTCTGCCCTGCGGTCGCCGTGTAGGTGACGTAGGAGTATGGCATTGGTTCAGCGGAGCATCTGCGCCTTCACCTCACGACTGTGGGCGACGGCTTGTGCGAGTTCGGGGGATTCCAGCATGAGCTGCTGCATCGCAGCCCGTCGGTAGTTGGAGACGTGGCCTCGGACGAGCTTGACGCGAGGACTCTCGAAGTCGTCCTGACCCATCTGGGGGAGTCCTTGGTAGAACGGACTGCGGATGAGCGACGCCAGCTGATCGCGCACGGTCCGACCGCCGAGCCTCGTCTGCCCGGTGAGTTCCTGGAGACGGTCGTATGCGGACTGACCGCTCTTGAGCCGGATCGCCTTGAGGTCGATGCCTCCGGGGAGCGTCCGCCTCGGCGAACCGACGGAGATGAGCGACTGCGCGAGCTCCCGCTTCAGGGGATCCTTGGTCGCCCTGCTCCCGGACACCGGCAGGAACATGCTCCACCAGGTCTCGTTGCCCTTGATCGGGTCGCCGAGCGGGTCGCGCACCTTGTCCACGGAGTCGCCGTAGAACGGGAGACGCGCCTGGATGGCGTCGGTCATCGAGCGGATCTCGCGGATGTCGTTGTCCATGAGATACGTCTCGGACTGCGCGAGGAAGTTCGGGACGAGTGCACCGGCGTACTGACGCTTGAGCTTGTTCTGCTCCGCCTCGTCGCCCGTGAGCGCACCGAGGGTTGTCATAATGCCTCGGAGGTAGGACTTGTTCGTGACGTTGTTCGCCACGGAACCGATGATCGCCGCGGACAGCGTCTCGAGTGCACCCTGATCCTCCGGGGACGGGTCGTAGGTCTGCGCCGCGATCTCGTATGCGTCCGCGACGAGCCCGAGGAACGTGGAAGCAGGGTCGTTTCTTCCGTAGGACACATAGGTATCACCGAAGCGGAACGAGTACGGCTGCCACCCGGAGGCGAGGAGCTGCTTGCGGAGCTCCGGCTCCTTCGGACCACGACCCGTGAGCATCCCGTTCGCCGCGGCGATCACTCCGACGGAGTAAAGGACTGCCCCGGTCGAGAGGCGACCGGCGGCCTCCGCCATCGCGTCCTTGTCGCCGGCACGGGCCGCCTGCCACCAGTCGTAGGTCCTTCCGATGGGGTTGCGGTCGGTGACGAACGCGAGGAGGTTGGTGGGAGTTCGGATGAACGGGACGACGAGCTGGAGGACGGGCACGTGGCTCACGGCACTCGCGGTCGCCTTGCCGACGTTGCCGACGAAACGGGTACCGAACACGGCACTCTCAGCCATGTCGTCGTAGTCGCGCTTCCAGGTCGCCTCCTTCACGCGACGCTCGATCTCCCCCGACGCCTTCTGGAGGATCTTGTAGTCCTGACCGACGGCGTTCTGGAGACGACCGCCGATGGGCATGAAGTCGTCATCGACGTATGCGTCCCAATTCTGGTCAACGTAACGCTGGACCTCGGGGATGAACATCCTGTTCGCCTTGACCCGCTGCCCCGCGGCGTCGATGGACTGCATCAGCGCATCGGCATCGACGCTCTTGCGGATCTCCGACATCGGCTTCAGGCGACCACCTGACATCGCCTCGCCGAACAGACGGGACGCCTCCGCCTGCACGGCAGGGTCGGACACGCCGAGTCCCATCTTCGCGGCCACGGAGTCGGCAAGGGTCTCCCGGAGTGCCCCGGGGAGGTACTTGTCACGGGCAAGGCGCATCCCCTTCTCCACGGTCGTCTTGCGGGTGTAGAGCTGCCCTTCAACGAAGAGGAGCTGCTTGAGCCGCTCGACCTCCGAGGACACGGCGCGGGAGGTCATGGGAAGCTTGCGCTCCGCCGCGACGATCCTGCGGAGGACGACGTCCGCCTCCGAACGCGCCATCAGGGTGGTGAAGAACTCGTCCGAGGAACCCATCGCCCTCATCGGGGCGTTCACGACCTGTCCGACGAAGTCCACGGCAAAGCCGGCGGTCGTGCGGCGGACGCCTCCGGTAGCGGGATCGACCATGTTGAGTCGGGTGAAGTTGCGGCTCGAGATCGCACGACCCGGCTGGAACTCGCCGTACTGAGTCGTTCCGCGACCGAGGAGCACGGAGTCACCCTCCTCGCGGAAGGAGACCTTGAGGGCATGGAAGGCATCCTTGACCTCGCTGAAGTACCGGCTCATGGTGCCGATCTCCTTCGCTGCCTGATCGCCCTGCTTCGCAAGAGTCCGACCGACGCCCCGCTCGAGAGGCATGGCAAGCATCTGGACGCCGCTCCACACGTTCACGGCGAGGGTCTTGGGGCCGCTCAGGATCGAGTTGCGGAACAGCTCCGCACCGATGCGACCGCCCTTCGACGCGAAGTTCTCCGTGAGCATCTTCGCGGCCTGCTTGCCGGTCTCCGGGTTCGTGACGAGGAGCTCGAGGGCATCCGCGTACTGGTTCATCAGCACCTTGCGGCGGGACGGGCTGAGGCTGTTCCAGGTCTTCTGGATCGACTCCATGTCCCCGAACGCCTGCACCATCTGGAGGTTCTTGCCGAGGTAGGACTTGATCCGGCGGGACGCTCCGGAGACGAGGGTGAACGCCTGGAGGAACTCCGGGGTCTCCGCCCGTCCTGCCCGAAGTGCCTGCACCGCCTGGTGCCGCATCGAAGCCTCGAGTCCGAGGAAGAACGGGAGACGCTTGTAGAGCTCCTCTGCGGACGCAACGCCGTCCTGCATCAGCTTCGCCATCTCGGCCGCGTTGATGCCTCCGGTCGCCGCCGCTGCCTCGAGCTGTGCCATCGCAGCCATCTGCGCCTTGCGGTTCGATCCCTTCTTCGCGGGGCCGAAGGAGCGCGGGTTGCCGTCCGCCTGACGGATGGCGATGAGTGCCTCGGCGTAGGCACCGTTGGTTCCGCTGCCGACCACGGGGCGAAGGTTGATTACCCCCGCGGCACGGAGTGCGTCGATCCTGGCGGCGATGGCCGGGATACCCGCACCGGAGTTGATGAGATCGTTGATCTCCCGAATCGCAGAAGGAGGAATCGGCGACGGGAGCGCAGCCTTCGTCCGCATGTCAAGGACGCCTCGGTTCGGACTGCCGGCGACCCCCGCCATGTTCGGGTTGGAGTAACTGCCGTACATCCGATACTCGGCCATCCGGGTTCCGCCAAGGATCCCGCGACCGGGGAGAACATCCGCACCGCCGATGGCGGCAATCATCTTGTCCGTGTACGCGCTCTTGTACCGACCGTTGAGCCAGTCCTTCGCCAGCTTGTCGTACTTGGCCCCGCCGAAGACCGCCTTGATCTCGACCGCAGCGTTCTTGATGAAGTACCGCAGGAACCCGAGGACGGTCTTGGTGTCCGCCTCCAGGGCAAGACGCTTCATCGTCGAGTCGGCCAGGGTCACGGCGACCCATTCATCAAGGTTGACCAGCTTGTACCAATCCTTGATCGGGATGTTGTTCTTCTTGAGTACGTCCTTGAGCAGCTCCGCCGATTCCTTGTTCCCGGACACGCCATCGCGGACGCTGACGCCGTACTTGTCGAAGAACGCGACATGCGCCTTCTCGTAGTCGCGCTTCATCGCCGCAAGCATGGAGTCATCGAGGTACTCGGTAAGCGAGTGCCAGACTTCGTGAACGAACGTCTCCTTGGTGTTCCCGGATGCCTCAGCCTTACGGGAGATGTTGATGACGTTCCGGATGAAATCGAAGGTTCCGTCAGCACCCTTGCGGAGCTTCCTGAACCTGATTCCCATGTCCTCGAAGTTGGAGACGCCCATCCGCTCGATGATGGAGGACATGAACCGTCCCTCCTCTGCGGTGATCCCCCCGGCCTGACCGACCTCGCGGTTGATCCGGTCAATCATCGCATCGCCGCCGCGCTTCACCGGATACGACTCCGAGTACGTGGGCGGCTTGGGGTTGTCTGCATCCTCAAACGCCTTGAACAGGTCGTCCACAGAGGCGTCCGGATCAACCCGACCGAACGACATCGCCTCCGCGGTAGGGGGCATCTCGTCGAACTCGGCCTTGTTGAAGAGATCCTCGGCGTCCTTGAGGTCCTTGCCGGCGATCTTCGCCGCCTCGGCGACCGCATCGTCCTCTGCTGCCCCGGCGGCCTTCATCGCCCGGTAGGTCTTGACTGCCTTGGCGGATCCCTTGATGCCGGCGACGACTCCTTCCAGCGCAACGCCGAGAACCGAACCCTCGAGCGCGTTCTTGAGACGCCCCTCGAGCTCGCCGTCCTCCATGTCCGTGGACAGGTATTGGGTGACCGCGTTGTTCAGGATCGGGTTGTCCGACTCGGTCAGGAGGTCCGACAGGCGACCAGCGTTGGCCTCGAACCCGACGAAGTCAGCGAACGCACCCTTGGCAAGCCCGGACCGGATTCCGGCGACCGTACCGCCACCGGAACCGCCGAGCCACGCCGCCGCCGATCCGACCGCACCGGGGATTGCCGATGCCGCTCGGAGCGCGAGACCGCCCGTAGCGAATCCCGTGACGACCTGGGAGAGACCCTCGACGAAGCCGCCCACGGTTGACTTGGAGGTACCGAAGGGGTTCGTGTGCCAGTCGGGTAGGAGGTCGTAGGTCGCCCAATCGGCGAGGTTGTAGACGCTCTTGCCGAACCCGGTGACGCCGCGAGGCACGGCCATCAGCGTGTCGGCCGTGTCGAACACCGGACGCTCTGCGCCCTCCTGCGGCTTCACGACCTCGCCGGGGAGCTGCGGGGTGACCTGACCATTGACGATGGCGTCGAGCTCCTCCTGAGAGAAGTACCGCCCGGTGTTCTGGTTGTCTTGCATGTGTTAGTTGATTGGGCTGACCTTCTTGGCGGGATCGACCTGTCCCTGCATCGTCTGACGGATGCGGAGCAGGGTCGCCTGCCGAGCGATGAACGCCTCGCGGATCCTGCGGTCGGCGGGGAGCCCGAGGGCATCCATCACCTCCGCGGTCATGGCGGGATCCGTGATCTGCCATTGGTGAACGAACATGGGGACGGAGAAGGCGTACTCGACCGCGTCCTGCTTGCGAGGGAGCACCACCCCGAACACGGGGAGACCCTCGGAGGTCTCGTTCATAATGACCTCGTCCGGGTTGAGGCCGACCGCCGCGGAACGCTTGACCTTCCCGTACCGCTGAAGGACGGCATCGGGGGTGAACTTCACCGAGGTGTCCCAGACGTACCCGAGGCGATTCACGGACGCCGCACCGTTCGTGGAGGCGACCTTCCACATATCGCCGAGGTGGTCGGCGAGGATCTCGGGGTCGTAGGCGCGGCCATAGCCGAAGCCGACCTCCGCACCGACCGTCTTCACGTCGGCGATCTGGTCGGCCATCCCATCGACAATCGACTTCTCCTGCTCCTCGACCGGGACGGACTGCGACTCGATGCCCGTGGCGATGGAATCGACCACGTTCTTCTGGACGACCGCGACTTCTGCCATGAACGAGTCGGTCGGCTGCGCGGTTCCCATGCGGATCCCCGCGGACGCCGCCTCTCGCTCCGCACGGAACTGGTCGTTGAGTCCCTTGAGCTGAGAGTCGTAGAACGAGTCGAGGACGCCGTTGATCGACCTGTTGGCGGCCTCGATGCCGCTCTCGGTCTTGATCTCGGCGTAGGTCTTCCCGGAGGACGGGTCTCGGACGAGTCCCCGGACGTAGTCCTGGACGTGCTTGTAGGACTGCTCCCGCCACTCCACCTCGTACTGCTGCGCCTCGTCCTGCTTGGACATGGGCAGCTTCATGCTCCCGGAGGCATCGGGCTGCGCCATGCCGGCGGCGACCATGCCCTGCATCACCCGACCGACGATCTCCTTGCCCTTCGTCTGCGTGTAGAACGAGGAGGCGGAGCGGACGATCCCGACGTTCTCGTTGAAGTACTTCCGGAGCTGGACCTGTTGCTCGGTCGGGATCCGGAGGTCGTCCATGCGGAGCCGGAGCATCTCGGCATCGTCGATGACGCCCTCGTCGATGAGGTTGAAGGTGTCCGTGAACGCACGGTCGGAGATGGTGTTGCGCGAGTACTGGACGCTCTGCGCGAGGGAGGTGAGGTTCTTCTGCATCTTCGCCCGGAGCTCGTCCCGGACGACCGCGGTGATGTCGGGGTTCTCGGTGATGATCTGGTCGAGGATGCTGTCGAGTGCCTGCTGCGCCTTCTCCGGGGTGCCGTCGAGGACTGCCCGGGAGATGCGCTCGTTGAACCCCTTCGAGCTTGCCTCCCGCTCCCACCGCTGCACTTGCTTGGTCACCAGGGCTTCCCTGCGGGTTCCCTCGTTGATGATCTCGTCCATCCGGGCGTCCTTGCGGCGGACGATCTCCATGAAGAGAGCCGGGTTGTCCATGACCTCGGCGGTACCGAAGCGGAGCTTGGACATGGCGGACATGGCCTCGTCGAGGTCGTCCGGATCCTTGATCTGCGAGAAGGCGACAACGGACGCGCCTACGAGGGTCTTCCGGGCGGTCTCGGGGTCGGACGAGGTCAGCTGGATGGAGTCGATGCTCTGCTGCGCCGCCTGCCACACGGGGGACTCGGGAGTCCATTGACCGTCGCTGACGGCCGCGGTGACGATTGCGTCTGCGATGCCCTGCTGCGTCCGCTCGATGGCGAGGAAGTCCTGACGCTTGCGGAGCTCGGCGGTGAACTTCGCGTTGAACTCTGCGTTCGCCTCCTGGGCGACCGAGGCGAAGCCGGATGCCCCGTAGACGTCCGAGGTCGCCGAGGATGCCCCGGCCATCTCCGCTGCCTCCTTGGCGATGTCCCCGAACGCGACCGGGTTGTCTGGATCCGTGGCCTTGTCGGAGAGGGACGCGAGGGCGTTCCGGTAGCGGAGCCCGACCGCTCGACCGAAGTTCTGCTTCGCGGCGATCAGGAAGAACGGGTTCGCGCTGTCGGGTCCGCCGTCCTTGGCGATGGCATCCTTGAACGCGGAGTTGAGTGCCGCCTCCCGGTCCGCGAGGGACGCACCGGGCTGCACGTCGAGGACCTTGGAGAAGTCCACGGAGGCCCCCTGCGCCGCCAGCATCCGCTTGTCCTCCTCGACCCGACGCGAGAGCATCGAGTTGAGGGACGGGCTGAACGCGGCAAGAGCCTCGCCGAGCTGCTGGAGGTTGTTGCCGCGGAGCGTCTGGCCGGGAGCCGGCAGGACGTTCAGGGAGATCGGGGACGCGCTCGGCTGGATGCTGACGTCGGTGAGGTCACGGGGCGTAAGGGCCATCAGTACCACCCCCTGCTAGCGATGCTCTGTGCGTATCCCGAGGACGTGAAGAGGTAGTCCTCGTAGTTCCCGGAGGTCGTGCCGAGGGTGGCGTCTCCGCCGACCCCGCGACCGCCGCCTGCCGCGCCGAACATCCGTCCGGGATCTCCGTACATGGTGACAGCGTTCAGGACGCCTGCGCCGGTCTGGATGATCGGAGCCGCGATGCTCGGGCTGCTCACCTGGGGATACGCACGGATCATCGCCGCCTCCGCCTGACCGCGGAGACCGAGCTGCTCGATCTGGAGCTGACGGTTCCGGAAGTCGTAGTTCATGTTGAGGTTTGCGAGGGACTCCGCCTGCTGACGCTCGAACTCGGCGAGGAGGATGTTCACGGTGTTCCCCTGGATCCCGCTCTCGCCTGCCTCGGTGCGGATGGAGCCGAAGGCGGTCTCGGCCTCCTGCCGGATCATCTGGACTTGCTGCGCCTTGGCGATCTGCTCCTCGCGCTGACGCACGGCCATCTGCTGATACTGGAGCTGGAGGTTCTCGTTGGCGAGACGCTGCGACTCCTCGTACTGGTACTTCTGCGCGGAAGCCTGCTGCGCCTGCCCCGCGAACGAGACGCCTGCGCTTGCTGCGGTCGCAGCGACGGACAGGGTCGCAAGGGTTCCGACGGCTGCGGCGTTGGCCGCAGACGCGCCAAGGGCGGCACCGATAGGTGCCAGGAAGGGAAGACACATTTGTTCAGAGGGCCTTTCGGAAGTATCCGATCTCGTTACCGTTCTGGTGGTTGGTGGAGGTCATCGTGAAGCCGACCCACAGGAGCCAGTTGACGTGCTTGGTGTTCCGCATGTCCACCCAATTACCGATCCCGCGGAACCCGGAGTTCCGCACGGGGACGACGAGGTGCTCGATCCACGCCTTGCTCTGACGGAGGAAGGTCACGGGGAACCTGGTGATCTCGTCCGTACCGAGGAGCCATATGGTCGCGTCCGATCCGCCCGTGGTCACCCCGAACATCGCAGCCGGCTTCCCGGATGGGCCGATCAGGGTCATGGGCTGGATCGAGAACTGGAACCCGACCGACATGGACGCCTCCGGGTCAAGACCCCAGAGCTCGCACTCCGCCCGGTCGGCATCCCTCAGGCGAGACGCCACCGCTCGGCAGTCGCTCTTTACGGAGGGTCTTACGTGGGGAGTCATGCCGGTCGGCTTCTCGTCGTGAAGTGAGCCTCGAACGCCGCGCTCTGGATCCGGCACGGCAGGAACGAGGTGCTCGTCACCGTGATCGTCGCATCCTGCGACTTGCAATGGATGGGGAACCGGAAGGAGTCGCTTGCGAGGAACGGGGAGCCGACGATGAGGTCGGCACCGAGCGTCCCTCCGTCATACGGGTACGAGAACGAGTCTCGGTACCTCGGCGTGACGGACACCTTGAAGTGCCCGGTGTTGTCGAAGGACACGGTTCCGTAGGTCAACTGCATCCGTCCGTCCGTGATGGGAACGTCGCCGTTGCGGAGGTACGGCCTCGAGAACGTCCACCGCATCTCGTAGGGGATGCCGACGTAGGCGGTCTGGCCGTTGAACAGCCCGGTGACGACGATCTGCGTGGACGAGGTGCTGACGATCTGACGCTGCACCCCGTTGATTACGACGGTCGGGGAGAGACCCGTGTAGTCGATGCCGAGCCCGGTGAGGGGAACGATGGTTGTCCCGGAGGCGGCACCGGCGGTGGTCGCGGTCACGGAGACGCGACGGTCGAGGTGGATGCCCCAGGTAAGTCCGGTGTCGGTGAAGCGACCGTCGAAGTCAACCCGCTCGAGGTAGGTCTTGGACGACCGCGTGACGACCATGTACAGGCTGTGGTCGAACCACTCCATGCCCTGCACCGCCGCTCCCGTCCCGATGTCCCACTTGCTCCAGGCGGACTGGATCTTCTCCGTGCCGTTCACGAACCACTTGTAGTTGTACAGGCCGGAGGAAGTCCGCAGGAACGCGGTCGAGTCGTGGGTGCTGACCGAGATTTGCCGGGGAGTCCCCGTGACGTATGCGGGTACCGCGGCGGTGATGTCCATGCCGTCGTACTTCTCGTCAACGGAGATCCGGACGTACTCGCGGACACCCGTGAACGAGCCCTTGTGCTGCGTGAACAGGATCGACCGCCCGGTCGCCTCCGGTCGGCATTGGTCGGACGAGCTCTCGAACTCGGTCGTCGCCACGACCTCGACCGTCTGCGGGGTCAGGGCGGAGTCCCCGCCGCTTCCGAGGCTGAACTGCGTCAGGTCGGAGAACAGGATCAGGCGGTCGTCCCACGGGACGGCTGACTCGAGGGTGGCGACCTTGTTGTGGCTCACCGAGACGTCGATGGGATCCTGCGGGAGGACCATCGTGGTCGAGGTGCGGAAGAAGTTGAAGAACTGACCGGCCTCGCTCAGGATCACCTTGTCGCCGGCAAGCAGGCCGAGGCGGTTTCGGAACAGGAAGATGTCCTTGATCTTGCGGCCGATGAAGGACGGCTCCGGGGCGGTCGTGGAGTCGCCGACCGTCCGGGTCCCCCAGGTCGGCTTGTAGCAGGCGAAGTTGCCGTCCGACCTCCGGACGAGGACGTAGGGCATCTTGTCGCCGTCGAGGGTGGTCTTGGTGGAGAACCCGACGGTCTCCTCCCAGATTCCCGTTCCGCCGATGCCGTCGTTTGCGACGAACTGGACGTAGTACCCGGTCGCCTCGGGATCCTCGACGTCAGACACCACCTCGATCTTGAAGCCGTGCTTAGCCTCGAGCGGGAGGTCGGAGATGCGCGAGACGCGATCCTTGGCGCAGGAGATGTAGTTGTTCGATCCGGAGTCGAACGCCTTGACCGTGAACGCACCGGAGGATCTGCTCAGGTGGACCGTGTTTCCGTAGAGGGTCGCCGACACCCCGGTGGTTCCGGTTGCCGCGTTGATGTCGTTGCGGATGGTCGCCGCGATGGACGTGCTCTTCAGGGTTCCGCTCGTACCCGGAGCCGCGATGGTGTACGAGTAGTCCGTGGAGCCCACCCGGATCACGACCGTGTAGTCGATGCTGTACCCGGCCTGAATCACCGTGACGAGTGCCTCGTTGCCGGCTGCGGCCGAGGTGGTCGCCGCCATCGCCGGAGTCTCGTTGGTGTTCACCAGGAACGTGTAGTCGGCGACCGTGACGGCGCGGAGGTTCCCGGGAGCGTTCAGGTAGGACGGGAAGGAGAACGCGGTCGTCCCGGTCAGGCCGTTGTAGACGTTGAGCTCGACGCCGGCGAGGCTGAAGACCTTGATCTCGGATGCCGTGGAGCGGACGACGTACCGCTCGGAGTTGTCCCGGTTGATGAAGTGGACGAACTGCGTGTCGGCGTTGTCAGCCAGCTTGGCGACATGGTGGACGGGGGGACGCTTGCAGAGGCCGTCCGAGATGGACGGGTAGGCGTTCGTCTGCTCCTCGAGCTGAGACGGGAGGCGCATCTGAGGGGGCTGCTGAGACACCCCCTGGATGAGGTTCGGAACCTGGATCGAGATCAGGCTCATGCCCACCGCCTGTTGCTGTAGGCGATGTCCGGGTTGCTGAAGATGTTGTAGTCAGCCTGCTCCGCCTCGAACTCGCGCAGCACCATGAACGACTGCATCTCGTCCCGCTCCGTGAACGCGACCGCCTTCTCGCTGCTGACCATCCGTGCCGCCATCGTTCGACCGGCGCGGATCATGCTGTAGCGACGGGCAGGCTCGGGCATGTCGTCCCACTCGAGCAGGACGACCGCCTCGAGGTCGGAGACCGAGTTGGAGAACACGTCCGTCTCGTCCTCGAGGTTGTAGAGGTACGCGCCCTTCTTGGCGTAGTCCTTGGTCGGGTGATCGACCCGGACCCAGGAGGCGGGAACGGCGATCTTCCCCGAGGCGTCCGGGGAGAGCGTCTGCTTCTTCTTGGAGTTCCACGACCATTGGCGGCTCATCAGGTCGCGGCAGACCTCGTTGAGGATGTTCTGCGCGATGGCGACGTCCGCGGTCGCCGTTCCGGAGAGCGACGAGACGGGGCTCTCGCCGATGCAGGAGAGCATGGTGTTGACGGCCTCGAGCCTGGTCGTTTCGTTCATGGGTGTTCCTAGGAAAGCCCCCGGTGGAAGTAGGTGTCCACCGGGGGCCGGGAGGAAAGGAGGAATCCACCTACCCGGGTTTCCCCGGGCAGGCGGTAGGTGTTAGTGAATCAGGCCGCTATCACGCGCCCCACTTGAGACCGATGGCGCACTCCGGACGGAGGATGCCGAAGCCAGCCATGAGCTTCGACACGACCAGGGTGCCCTGGTACTCGATCTTGCGCTCCATCTCCGTGGCGACGTCGAGCTTCTTGACGCAGCCGATGGCATCCGCGTGACCGCAGACGCCCCAGTAGTCGATGCCGACCGTGCCGTCCGGACCGTAGCCGACGCCGTCTGCACCGAAGACGTCGTTGGCGATGTTCGCCTGAGCACCGCCGCCGGCAGCCCACAGGGCGTTGGCGTTCTCCGCACCCGTGTCACGGGGGAACAGGTTGCTCTTGAGCACCTTGAACCCGGCGATCTCGACGGGAGCAGCCGTGCCCTTGGACACGTCGCCGGCACCCGAGCCGAAGTCGCTCGAGAACCGGAAGGCGTAGGAGGAGCTGGCGGCAGCAGCCAGGAGGAGGTTGTACTGCTCCGGGCGGACGATGCAGAAGCGACCCGACTCGGGAACGTCCTTGTTGTCGAACTTCTCCTGAGCGGAGAAGAGCGAATCAACGATCTGAGCACCCGTGACCGAGCCGGCGGTGCCGGTGGTGATGGTCTCGCCGGCAAGCGCGGTGCCGTTGCCGGAGGTGTTCGAGATCGGGCTCGAGGCGCGGGAGGCCGCGATCATGGTACGCATGGCGAAGCCGTCCATAGCACGGGCAAGCGACCACGCGAGTTCCTGGGCGATGGGACCACGGACATCCCAATGGTTCATCAGCTCATCGACGTCGTGGATGAGGGTGCTGGCCGTCAGCATGTTGTCGATGGCGATCACGCGCTCACCGAACTTGAAGTCGTTGAGGTAGCCCGAGGCGGCCTCGAGGATGTTCTCGCCCGGGGTGTGCCACTTGGCGGACGCCTTGCCGTAGATCGGGAAGGTCGCCGACTTGCCGACCGAGATGGTGCGGTTGCGGACGAGGGGAGCGAGGACGAGCTTGGTCTCGTAGTTCGAGAGGATCTCGCCGCTGAACACCTTGAGGAAGAGCTCGCGCTTGTCGCTAGCCCCGTTGTTGGAACCGGCGCGGGTTCCCGAGAAGTTGAATTCACCAGCCATTGTGGTGACTCCTTATGTGAGATATGCGTTGGCAGTACGGGTCAGCCCGTCAGGCGAACGGCATCGACGCAAGGGTGTCCCCCGCAGGGGGCCTCAGCGGATGCGGGTCGTCTGTCCCCGGACCTCATCCGGATGGTCCTGCCGAACCAGCCGGAAGCGTTGAATCACCGACCTCGGGTTTCCCCGGGGGCGGTCGATGTGGAACCTAAAGTTCCACTATCTGTCCTTCTCAGAAGGACAGCTTCTTGCTCTTGCAGAGCCAGTAGCCGATGGCGGCACCGGCGACGAACACGAACGCTGCGATCAGAATGTCGTTGAGCATCACTTCATCTCCTTCTGGGCATCCTTGAATGCCCGATCCCAGAGCGGGTCGCTTGCCCTCTTGGCGGCGATCCACTCCCTGATGGTCTCTGGCTTCTGTTCCGAGAGGGCAGACGCGGCCAGGGTCGCGTCAGTCCTCGTCCTCCTCGGGATCCACCCGAGGATTGCCTTCAATGCGGAGCCGATTCCCGTCTGCCAGAGGATCACGGCCACGGCGACGAGCACCGCGGCGATTGCCCCCCACTCGAGCAGCGTGAGCCACTCGGGAGTCTTGTTCTCGACGTTCGGGAGTTCCTTGTGGATCCCCGCGGCAAGCCCGTCGATGCGGCCTGCACGGGTGACGACCTCGCCGTCGCCTCGCTCCATCCCGTGCTTGACGAGTGCCTGAGCCTCGGTCCGGATCTCGTTCGATGACACCGCGATCCGCTGCACCGGGTTGCACCCGCAGAGAGCGAGTACCAGCAGGGCGGATCGCAGGAGCATCATCCGTCAACGAATTGGGAGGAGGCCATCTTCCTGGACACCTCCTGCCGGTACGCGGAGTCCCGCTGGTACCGGGGATCGGTCATCGCCGCGATCATCTCCGCCTTGCTCCGGAATCCCGAAGGGGCGGCGACGGTCTTGCCCTCGATGCGGCTCGGCTTTCCGTTCTCCTGCGAGAAACGGGCAGCGAGGTTGCGGACGGCGAACGAGGCGGCCTTGAGGTCGCCGGATGCCATGATCCCGTTGAACGCCTCACGGTCCTCCGCGGGGAGCCCGGTGGCCGCCCAGGCGAGGATCTCGGAGAACGCCTCCTTGCCGCCGACGCTTGCGTAGACCGACTCGGCCTGACGCTCGACCACGGCCTTCTGACCCTCGATGTAGGCGTCCACGACCGACTTGCTGAGGCCGAGCTTCTGGAGCTTCCCGTAGGAGTCCTCGGAGAGGGTCCCGTTGCCGCGGTACTCCTCGACGAACCCGGCGAGAGCCTCGGTTCCGATCAGCCCCTCGGGGGCGGGAGCCTCGGTCGCCGGCTTGTCGCCGAGCTTTTTCTGCAACTCCAGGTACGCCTTCTCCAGCTCGGCGGCATCCTTGAACTTCCCCGCAAGCGGGGCGGGTGACTCCGGGGCAGTCGGAGACTCCGAGGGAGCCTGTGCGACCGCGATGTCGAAGTCACCCGCAGGCTCTTGGGCCTTCGCCGCCTGCTGGGCTGCGGTCTCCGCACGGGCGGCATAGGCCGCGTCGTTGGGACCGACTGAGGGATCGTTAGGGAACGCCGGGGTGCTCTCAGCCAACTGTCATTTCTCCTTGTCCTTGGGGCATCTGCTGCCCGATCAACTTGGCTCCGCCCTGGATCACCGAGGGACCGAGCCGCTCCATCATGGACTGCTGCTGCGACTGCTGCATCTCCGCCTGCAACTGCTCCTGGCTCTTGACGAGGCCGTTCAGGTCGAGCCCGAGGCTCGATGCACGTCGCGTCAGGTAGCCCTGCACGTTGAGGTACTGCGCCACCGCCTGCGGACCGAGGGCATCCCGGACGCCGGCGAGGAAGATGTCGAGCTTCTGGAGGTCCTGTCCGCGACCGAGCGCGTCGAGCCCGGTGACGATGATCGGACGGACCATCCCCTTGGGCATCTTCCGCAGCTTGCGTCGGCGGAGCATCTGGCCCATGACCAGGGTGACCAGGGGGGTGCTCAGCTCCTCGCTGAGGGTGGCGAAGACGCCGCCGAGAGAAGCCTCGAGCTCGGCGATCATCGCCCGAACCTCGGTGGCGGTCACTCGCTCACCGCTGCGCTGCACCGCGGTGTTCAGGAGGAAGGCATGACCGAGCCGCTCCTTGATCCCGTTCATGGTCTCGAGGGCGACCCGGAAGTCGTTGTACTTCTGAACCTGAAGGACGCCGACGTCCTCCGGGTTCCCCTCGCGGATCGCGCCGTTGGGCGCATCCTGCAACGTCCGGGAGGAGGTGAGGCCGTTGGGGTTCACCAGGAACAGGATCCGGGAGGCCGCGAGGCTTGCCTCCACGATGCTCCGGGTGAGGGCCTCGAGCGAGATCAGGTCGCCGAGGTACTCCTCGACAAGTCCGCGGCCGTAGTCCTCGTTCGCCACGCGGTTCCACCGCAGGACGAGGTACGGGAGCTCGTCGAGGCCGTAGGTCGTCCGGGACCCGGGAACCTCGACGCCGCAGGCTTCCTGCCACGACTCGTAGTTCTTCTCCCGACGGCAGACCACCGTGAAGACGTCGATCTCCCAGGCACCGTCGCCGTGCTCCATGTAGGCAAGCGCACGGATCTCCTCGGGGAGGGCGTCCTTCGCCGCGGTCTCCTTGGTGACGATGTGGAGGATGTTGTCGGAGGCGTCCCGCTCGACCGAGTAGTTCTCGATGCCGCGGAACCGCCACTTGCCCTGCCCCGTCAGCTCGAGCAGCCCGTTGCCGGAGATGAGGAGGTGACGCATCGCCTCGTACATGATCGGGCGGGTCTGCATCCCCTCGATCTCGTCCATGATCTCCTTCTCCATCTCGGAGAAGGCGTAGTCAAGCTCCCCGAGCATCGCCTCGGAACGGGCCTGCCTGACGATCTCCCGGCTCATCGTGAACCGGAAGAACGGGGTGTTCGGGGGAAGCAGCGAGAGCAGGAGCTTCGCCGCGAGGTTGTTCACGCCACGCGCACCCAGGCTGTTGTAGGGAGTCGGCAGGGCCGACACCGGGCCAGTACCGGCAGGCGGGTAGGTGAACGGAAGCGTCAGCTTCGCGCACTCACGGGCTCGGTTGACGTAGGACGACTTGCCGGCATCCAGCTTCATCCACAGGCTCTTGGCTGATTCCATGTCAGGTTCCCGGGATCTGTGCCCCCGACTTCATCCCGTCGGATGCCATCGGGATGGTCAGGAGGTCAACCCCGTATCCGCCTGCCTTGCGCTTCTTCCGCGCCGCGACCGTGGGAGCGACCTCCTCGGCCATCTTGGTCGGGGCCGGGGGCGGGGGCGGAGGCGGCTTAGGAGTCGGGATGTTCGCGCTGCACACGGTCGGGGTTCTCCTGCTGTTCCTTGACTGCTCTCTCGATGAACTGGACGACGGACCACGCTCCGAGCCGGTGCCAGATATGACGATCCCCGTCCTCAAGGCGAGGGACGGGGACCGGGAAACGCTTCTTCAGGGCATCCACCAGAGCGGGGTGGATCATCGGCATGTCGTCATTTGTCTTCATCACGTTCCATAGGTGCACCGCACTCCCCCGTGTCGTCCAAGACGCTCGGCAGGACTCCCTCCTTGATGCGGTCGATGGTCCACAGGTAGGCAGCGAGGTTCCACCGACAGGCAAGGAGGTGAGGCTCGTCCCGGTGCCCTGCCATGTACTTCGCAAGGTGACGGCAGGCCGAGTCGAGGTAGCGGGAGAGCGGCTGACCCTTCTCCCAATTCCTGTCCCCGTACTTCTTCGCACCGAGCTCGATGTACTTCGCGTCAGCCCAGACGACGTCCCACGGGAGGAGGTCGAACCGCCCCTTGCCGTCTCGGGTGTCCCGACGGCTACCCGTGTCCCAGGTCTGGCGGGAACCGGAGTCCTTCAGGGTCATGCCGTCCTGGTGGTACTCGCTCATTCGCCCTCCCTTTGAAATTGACCAAGTGCTCCACCGTGATCCCGCAACTCTCGGCAGTATTCATCCGCTTCCCGCCTCGCCTCATCACGCTCGGCGGTGATGGTTGCGTTCTCCTGCCGCAGTCGCTTGTTTTACTGCCAATCCATTTAGAGCATCGAAAAAGCCGCGGTCGGAGGCATCTCAACG